TAGTTGGTTTGAACACATTACCGACCAATGAATTGGGTTCTAACTTTACCCAAGTTATTGTTAAGATCAACATGCATTTGTATGGCAGCTCAGGTGTTGCCAACGTTGCACCAGCCTAATAGGAGCTAAATAATGGCTATTTCACGTTCACAACTCGTAAAAGAGCTTGAGCCAGGCCTGAACGCCCTGTTCGGTATGGAATACAAGCGCTATGAAAATGAGCACACCGCGATTTTCTCTGTTGAATCTTCTGACCGTGCGTTTGAAGAAGAAGTTATGTTGACTGGTTTCGACATGGCTCCAACAAAGAATGAAGGTGCTGGTACCAACTATGATACCGCTCAGGAATCATTCACTGCTCGTTACACACACGAAACCATCGCTCTGGCGTTTGCTCTGACCGAAGAGGCTATTGAGGACAACCTCTATGACCGTCTGTCAGCTCGTTACACCAAAGCATTAGCTCGTTCAATGCAATACACCAAGCAAGTTAAGGCTGCTTCTGTACTGAACAATGCGTTCAATACAACTGGCCCATATAACGGTGGTGACGGTGTTTCGCTGTGTAACTCAGCTCACCCAACCGCACTTGGTCCAAACTTCAGCAACGTTCCAACAACTCCTGCTGACTTAAATGAAACCTCGCTTGAGCAAGGTATCATTGACGTAGCTGGTTTCACTGACGAACGTGGTTTGAAAGTTGCACTGTCTGTCCGTCGCATGATCATTCCAAAAGAACTGCAATTTACCGCAGAACGTTTGATGAAATCGACTCAGCGCGTTGGCACTGCAGACAACGACATCAATGCGATCAAATCAATGGGTATGGTTCCAGAAGGTTACTTCATTAACCACTTCTTGACCGATCCAGACGCTTGGTTCTTGATGACTGATGCTCCTAACGGCCTGAAAATGTTTGAGCGTTCAGCAATCAAAACAGCATTCGAAGGCGATTTCGATACTGGTAACGTACGTTACAAGGCTCGTGAGCGTTATTCGTTCGGTTGGTCTGACCCACGTGCAATCTGGGGTTCAGCAGGTTATACACCAGCTTAATTGCTGTAAAAACCAGAGAAAAGGGGCTTCGGCCCCTTTTCTTTTATTACCAATAGTGTATATTGACGTTATCCCGGGATTTTCCGGTGTATCTGACAGCCCCGGCTGACGACATGCAGACAGATACGCCTAACTTGCATGTAAGGACAATTTGACATGGCAAATACTACTTTCGCGGGTCCAGTTATCTCTCAAAATGGATTCGTTTTCCCAGTTGCGACCGCAGCAAATTTAGGTTCCGCAACAAACGCATACAACACCGTTGATAAAACATTAGGTAAATCAGTTGTTGATTTAGCTACTGGAATTATTTACACCTCTACTGGTACTTTAGCTGTCTCTCCCTGGAAAGGCTCTAATTCTTCTACCATTACCCCAGCCTAATAGGAGGTCACCATGGCATTCATGAGTGACATTCAGAGTACATATCGAACAACCGATGGGGCCATCTTTACTGGTCGTACTCGTGTTAAAGCGATATATGTGTCTCCTGATGCAGGGGTAGGTTCGGTATCAATTACCGATGGAAATGCGGGCACGGTTCTTTACAGGATAGATGTTCCTGCGGGAAGTAGTGCTATTTATATGTCATTACCAGAAGACGGCATTTTATTTAAAAATGGTGCCTATGCTGATTTAACATCGGTTATTTCGGCAACATTCTTCTGGGCTTAAAGGAGCTGATCATGATGGGTATGAACAAAAAGCGTAAAAAGTCCGGTATGTCTATGGACAAGGGCATGAAGTTAGCTAAGTCCACCAAAAAGGGCATGGCTGGCGACGACATGATGTCTATGGATAGCAAGCCTGTTAAAAAAATGGGCGGTGGCATGATGGGTTATGCCTCGGGTGGAATGGTACAGTCCCGTGGAAACGGTATGGCACGCGGTAAGAAGACTCGTATTTGCTAAAAATGCCTCGCAAAAAGGAAACTCCTATTGCAAATTCAGTCAAGTCGGGCAATTTTCGCCCGACGAAGACTGGAGCAGGCATGACCAAGAAAGGCGTAGCTGCTTATCGCAAGGCCAACCCTGGTAGCAAATTGCAAATAGCAGTGACTGAAGATAAGCCCACGGGCGCGAGAGCGGCCAGACGCAAGTCTTACTGTGCGAGAAGTGAAGGGCAGATGAAGAAGTTTCCGGAGGCGGCAAAAGACCCAAATAGCCGTTTAAGACAAGCTCGAAAAAGATGGAAGTGTTGATATGGAAGTCATGTTATGGAACGTGTTTTTATCCGTTCTCCTAGCCTTTGTTAGTTGGGTACTGCGTGAGAAATCAACAGAGATTCAACGCCTTCAGGTATTGTTAAATAGAACACGTGAAGAAATAGCAAAAGAATATGTGACCAAAGCAGAGGTTCATGCTGATATTAATCGTGTATTGGATCGACTTGATCGCCTTGATTTAAAACTTGATCGCCTAATGGAGAATAAGAATGCCAGTTAAAAGCGCGAAACAAAAGAAATTAATGGATGCTGCTGCGCATAATCCTGCTTTTGCTAAAAAAGTAGGTGTCCCTGTTAAAGTTGCTAAAGAAATGAGCAAAAAGAGCAAGGGTATGGAGTTTAAAGCCAAGGGCGGAAGCATTAATCGTGTTGGTGACGCAGTAACTCCTAGCCGACGTGATCCGGACATTGGCAAAATGATTAAAGAAGTAAAGACACCCAATGTTAAACATAGTGGCAAAGCAGGCTTAAACCAAAAGAAATTTGGTGGATCAAAAGGCACACGCTATGCTTCTGGTGGCATGGCGAAAAAGAATAAGGGGTGCTAAATGGCCACTTCAGGCACAACGACTTTTAACTTAGAATTTGATGACCTCATTAGTGAGGCATATGAGCGTTGCGGCCTAGAAGAGCGTGATGGTTACGACATGCGTACTGCGCGTAGATCGTTGAACCTGATGTTTGCTGAGTGGGCAAATCGAGGATTAAACCTTTGGACGATTGAGCAAAGACAAGTGACAATGGTTTCTGGTGTAGCTGAGTACACGCTCCCTGATGATACGGTCAATGTTCTATCTGCTGTTATTCGTACCAACTCTGGACAAGCTACACAACAAGACATTACGATTGATCGTATTAGTCAAAATGAGTACTTACATCTTCCAGACAAGAAAACTACATCACGCCCTGCTCAATATTATGTGCAGCGCACAGTACCCACTAAATTGTTTGTTTATCCTGCCCCAGATAATACGCAACCTTATCTTTTTAGATACTACGCTGTTCGTAGGATTCAGGACGCGGGCGCGTACACGAACACAGCAGATATATCTTTTAGATTTCTTCAAGCATTAGCAGCAGGTCTGGCATATCACTTGTCTGTCAAGAAGGCACCGGAACGTACTGTCATGTTGAAACAGATATATGACGAAGAATTCCAGCGTGCTGCACAAGAGGACAGAGATATTGCAAGTGTTTATTTAACCCCTGACTTTAGTCGTTAACTATGGCGTGGGCAAATGGCAAATGGGCACTAGGTATATGTGACCAATGCGGATTTCAGTTTCTTCTTAATGATTTAAAGAAGGAATGGACAGGGTTTAAAGTCTGTCAGGAGTGCTACGAACCAAAGCACCCACAGTTAGAGCCCAAACGTGGAATTAATGAGCCTATAGCCTTGTTACAGCCAAGGCCAGATGGGGCACAAACAATACTGGTATCTCTTATTTACGGTGGAGATTCAACATTTTTTAGCGTAGGAATGCAACCTGCTCCAGTAGCCAACCCTTTGGTTATTGCAGGGGCAGTAGGTAGGGTAACGGTGACCATAACATGAATTACCAACAACTTTATGTAGCACTGCAGGACTACACACAAAACTTCGAGCCGAATTTTGTGGCGAATATACCTACGTTTATTCGACAGGCAGAACGTCGTATTTACAATACGGTGCAATTATCATATTTGCGTAAAAACCAAGTAGGTACATTGACTGCAAATAATAAATACTTATCTGCTCCTTCTGATTTTTTGTCGGTATATTCAATAGCTGTTGTAGATGGTACGGGTAAATACAATTACCTAATTACAAAAGACGTGAACTACATACGTGAGGTATTTCCAGAGCCTGCTGTGACGGGATTGCCAAAATACTATGCGATATTTGGGCCTACGATATCAAGTTCTCAGTTGACCAATGATTTAAGATTTATACTTGGTCCTACCCCTAATTCTGCGTATACAGTTGAACTGCATTACTATTTTTATCCACCATCAATTGTGGCGGGGGTTATTACCGCATTGGGTCCAGTAACTGGTGGTTCTGGCTAT